TTACAAGAATCTGCATACCTAAGCAGAAAAAATGAGACAAGAGCCCCAACTATAATGGCTACAAGAATCACATACATTTATTACCCCCTATAGAGTTAAAAGCCATGCCCACTTAACAAAGCGTACTAACCCAAACACAGCCCCAAAAAACATAGCCGATACGACACACACCCCAAAAATGAAGTAACAAAAACTATTACCTACAGGTCTATCTTCCATACTGCCCCCCAACTTTCCCAAAACTTTATTGAATAGCTTGAATAGCATCTACTATTCCTTACTACTTTAGTTGTAACTCGTCCTGAAGTAACCATCATCGCTCCTCCCTGGCCCCACAAATAGAACAACTGTACACCGAGTAGTTATGACCATGGCCTTCATACACCCATCGATGATCACATCCTACACTGGTTTCTTTTTTTCTGGCCCCACCAATACACGATCTTACATGCTCTACAACCGCACCCTCATCACAAAAAACATCATAACCGCTAACCTCCATATCATTAGGCTCCCCACATAGATAGTCTATCTTGCTAAAAGCCTCAGACATTCTAACCATGGCACAGATTAAACACCCTGTCCGCGTACCGGCCCCAGGTCTATGTTCCTCACAATAAGGAAAAGATCTACGCATGGCATCAGCAAATTTTTCAATATCGGGGTCTACCTCCCTAACTTGAAATTTCGTATTCTTGCAAGCCGTATGAAGTGCAACAGCAACATTATCAGCACACAACCATGCCTGCTCTTCTGGCTTGTCCCACGTAATTTCAACAACTACTTTCATTACCCCTCCTTAGCATTAAGAGCAGCTATCAAAGCATCTGCAAACTCTACAGACTCCTTAGCTATACCACTAGGAGTAGATACTGGGTCTAACTCACAGTAAACAGAAATCAAAGCTGGATACAGCTTAGCCGCCACATACTCTCGGTAAGACATACCCTCACTTACCACTTCCCCCATTGACCCATGAGAAGGGAATGCACTTTTATCATATTTTTTTGACTTACCATCAGGTGGACTAGTCCAATAGGAAGTAGCAGGCTTCTCAGCCGCAACTCTCTCCTGATAACACGCCAGACACTCAATATTTGAGTAAAAATCCACGCGATTCTGTGGCGTTGACATTTCCCCACAAGACTTGCAGGCAAGAACCTCATCACTCATCGCACACTCCTTTTAATTAATCTTTAACGGCCCCCAACCCTGGATTTACCTTGTACTTTCTTAGCAGCCTAAGTACCTTCTGAATCCAATCCTGCCTAGAAGCTTGACTCAAACTTCTAGGAGGGCTAGCCCATGCTAGCAACTCCAAGGCATACTCTAAATCCTCTGGCAAGGGCTTCTTACCCCCCATGGTTCATATGCTCCCCACAAGTCCTGCGATAGCCATTAGAAGTAGGCCAGCCACAAGTTGATACTATGTGGCACCCGACCTCATCACATACCTCTGCCAAAGTATTCACACCCTTACACTTGGGACACCCCAACAATGTATCCTTCTCATCGAATGGGCTTGCCGCAACTAGACACTCGGACAACTGCCCTACCCATTTACAGGTATCGCACTTCCATTTGTCCAACTCTAACATACTCACATCCCCACCACCATAGGTTTAGTGTCATAGGAAAAAGACGTACCCTTATCCTTACCGTACAGGTAAGCCAATATACTCTCACCCCTCAATATAGGCAAACAAGCCGTCTTACCACCATTACTAAAAACCACTGCATAATCTATGTAATGCTCCATAAGCATACTCTGAACATCCAACACGGCATAATGCTTGATTATCGCCCCACGCAATGTAGACCATGCCTCTACATATCCAGACAAATGCCCTTTGATAGAAACCAATAGAGTGTCCATAGACTGAGGGTGAGCCACGCTTAATGAATCAAGAACCCCAAAAACGTAATCTTTGGGTACCGTTATCGAATTACCAGTGACTAAAACAGGCATGGAACTATCCTTGCAATTAATTTCGTCTTGTTATTTTTACTTTACCATAAACCTTGGTCCTGTCAACACCTGAAGGTTCTACAACCTCACCCCCCACAGGCCCTACACTTACCTTAAGAACTAGCCTCTGTACAATCTCCATAACCGCAGAAGAAGGTTTTTTCTGTTTAGCCTTGTCTGGACATTTAACCATGATGTAATTTTTAGGCACCGTACTATTCAATTTAGATTCAAACTGAGTACCCAACGGACTCTCCAAAAACACCATATCCTCTGAAGACTTCAACACCTTGTACCAAAGCCCTTCCTTACGAATATGCACTAAGAACTTAGTAACCCCCCGCTCATCACCAAAATCAAGCTTTGCACACACCAAACACCCATCTACCTTAATATCCCCAGACATATAACTAGATGCAGACACAGGAGGATCTGAGGTACCTCTTTTTACAATCTTTACAGGCATAACTCCCCCAAAAATGAAGAAAGGGGCACAAGGCCCCCTTCTCGTTAGACCCAGAAATAATTACATTGAAACACTCACATCGACCTCTGGGAACACTTCCCCAAAAATCTCCAGAACTTTCTCTGGACCCATTTCCTTCATGACATCTGCCATAGATGAGGCGTCAACCTTCTTAGCCTTACCCTTGGGTTTAACTTCATCAACTTCCGTTTCATCGACATTAACAGTCACGGAATTACCAAGGTACCCTTGACACAGATTAAACAACCCTACTGAATCAAACTCAGTACTAGTCTCATCCTTAACCTTGTCAATAGCCTCACGGATCGCTTCCTTCTGATCCTCATGAACCTTAAACGTCAAAGTGGAGATAGCCGGTTTAGTCTCATCCTTGGCATCAGAACCCTTGCCCTTGGACATGGCAGACTTGACCATTTCAATCAACTGAATAACAGTTGCAGCCTTAGCTTTCTTGACCCAACCATCAACATTCTTAGGGGTCAACACAGGGGCCAACTCTTTCAGCTTTGTCCACCCAACAGTAGACACCGACTCCCAAGGAATTTGCTTCTCAATAAGGGCCTTATAAATGCCGACCAAATACATAGCCTTTCTATAATGCAGCCCGAACTGATTCTCCACAACTTCCTTAAAGCTCTTCGCTCCGTTCAACCACTCCTCACCATCATCTTTGGATGACTCACTTTGAATGTGGGCCAAGATACCGCCCAACCGAAAGTGATTAGCCTCTACGTCTTCCATCAACGAAGAAACCAAGTCAAACGCTTTTTCCTTGGGCAAACTTTCTACTTCCTTAGCTACACCAACAAATACATCAGAACCTTGTATAGTCTTGGGAGTAATAGTCACCCCACCTGATTTACCTTTTGCCATTACGACACTCCTTCACCAGTTAAATTAAACCACTCCTAGTCTTTACTTCCCAGACTTCAGCTTGGCTACTGCTTCTCTTTCCCCTGCATTAGCAGGAGGCACACCTAGAATACACCATCCAACTCTTGCAAGTCCATAGGCGTCACACACATTATCCGATTCTGTTTCAAATTTCCAACGCTTGTACGTAGCAAGCAACATATGATCTTTCTTAGCTACCCCATTCCCAGTAACAAATTTCTTTAGAGAGTTTGGGGGGACCTCTACAAAAGGAACCTCCCTATGTACCGCACAAAACCGTATAGCTGCCCCAATTTCCACCAACAAAGCCAACGTATTTGTATTAGCGTAACCATACCCCTCAACCACCATCAGCACCGGATGCCAAATATCGATGATGGACCGTATTTTCTTACCATGGCTTAAAGCCCGATCTATTCTACTCTTGGAATTACCCGCTTCAACCTTCCCGGACCCATACTCCTCCTTGAAGAAAACCTCACCATCCTTACCCAACACCACAATACCTGTTTTCGTAGATGGATCTACCCCCAACACAGACTCCGCACTCCTACGCTTAATAGAGACACCCATAACACCCCATGCTATTTAGTAGTACCTGCTGGATAGTCCCCCGACCAACACTCTTCACATACAGAACATGCCTTAGCCCGCTTAATTAACGGCGAGGAACAGATACCCGCAGGCATAACACCTTTGGTCAAATACTGCTCCACTTTATCCGCCCTGTCTAGATATGGGGTAGCAAAAGCTTTATTTTTCTCTACCCTATACTCCTTGAAGGGTATCACCTTTCCAAACTCCTCATTATGCTTACCATACCCTTTACTGATGTATAACACAATCCCAAATGCAGTTTCTATACCATCCTTTTCCCCGCCAGCCCGCTCAATCAACTCCAGATACACCTGAGTACGTACCCTATGCTCACCCATCGGGGACACCAGGACCGCAAAATCATCTTTGGATATGGACTTAACCTCCACCATGATCAACTTACCAGTACCAAAGTCTATAAAGAAATCTATGGACCCACTAGCCTTGGTTACAGGGTCTACAAAATTAACCTCATTGTATTCCAGACAATTATGCCTACCACAACCCACACAACGTTTAGGCAACTTTGCAAATTTATGTACATGCCCACACTCCGAACACTCCCAATGGCCCACAACCCTACTCTTTAACCATCTGTTTCTACATAACTCGGCTAACGCATTACCATTATCAAAAGCTACCTGCATAGCTGCCCCAACAAAAACTTTGGGTAATGACTTTTCAGTAGCATAAAGCAACGCATACTCTCTAGGACAAAACCCCTCTGGTTTAGTAAGGGCTGAGGCATGAATGGTCTTGTGCGATCTAGCAGGTTTATACCCCGCCAACTCCTCCAGAAGCATACTTACCAAACTCTGCTTTGAAAGTATCTCTTCCCCAACTTGCCTAAGAAACTGCATCAAAACCTCTCCGTAAATGCCCAGACTGGCACCGCTACCCATGCCCCATTTGACACAGGCTCACCAGACCCAGTAACGAAATTAATTGCAAGAGCAGGAATCTTATTAGTTGCCATAGCCTCACCAGTAATCTTGTCTAACCACTCCTTCTTCACAGACAAGCTACCATGCACCGTAGACTTAACCTCGATTAGTACCTCTGGAGTCACCACATCGCCCTTAGCCCCACTCATAGCCCCAGATGCCGGGGTTAGCCTAACCTTTCTTACAAACGCCTTCTCAGCCTTCCTACCATGCCCCTGCCTACCTTGCTTCTCAAGTCTTCTTAAAAACGGATTCGACATTCTTATGTACCGGTTTAATGACCTTAATCAACTCCGACCTAAGAGAAGAAGAAAACATAGAATCTTCGTAGTAATGATCTTTCATCGCTTCTAAGGTTTTGAATCCAGAACCCATGGCTTTCCAACCATTATCTGTCTTAGAAATGAGCCCCACCTTCTTAGCATAATTGCTAACAGTATTCCAAGCATCTACATCCCCAACATTCAGCTTACCATGGGGCACCAAACAGATATCGTACTCAAACGCCAAACTAACTACTGGCACCTTAGACTTCTTCACTATCCCGCTAATCTCTCTAAAAGCTGGAACCTCAGAACTAATCTCTTTCACCATCTTGTTTTTACCATACATCCTCAAAATGAGGGAATGGTAAAACATCAATCCTATCCCACCAGGAAACACTTCTGGATTACCATACATCACCCCCACCTTATACCGCACCTGATTGACAGAGATAAAGGCTGGTATGTACCCGGAACTCCTCTGCCTATTCAAAGCCGAAGTAATCTTGCGCGATAGCTTACCAATCATTTGGGATACGCCAGCTACAATCATCTTACTTGCAGCACTCTCAACCTCATTTTGGGAGCATAGGGCTGCAATAGAATCCAACCCCACAATGCCCACATCATCAGAATTCATAAAGCCATCAATAGCATCAATCGCTTCTTCAGCCGTGCTAGGTAAAATGTACACCAGCTTTTTTGTATCCACCCCCAGAAGAGTAGCCCATTCCAAGTCATAGCTACCCTCTACATCTACCAACACCGCAACCTTGCCCTCGGACTGTACCTGAGATAACAGCTTGTACAAGATCAAACTTTTACCGCTACTCTCCAGCCCACAAATCATAGACATTTTTGCTCTAGGGAAACCCCCACCTAAAGCCAAATCAAGAGGGAATATACCTGTAGGTATACGGCCAGCCGGATAATACCCCCCACCTATCTTGCCAATACTTGGCCCATATTGCTTCTGTAGTCCTACAAGTACCTCTTTGCTACTCATTAAAGTGAACCGTAAAAGCTTCGTCCAAATCCAGAAGAGTAACCATACTACCTATCGCTACAGACCCATCAAATAACGTACAAATTACCCCCCCATCCCCATTCGCCAACCAGACTACTAGTTTTACCTGCCCTACAAGAGTAGCTGCTGTTGGTTTTGTGTATGAATAAATCTCAAACTTCAAATTCTTAGCTTTAACGCTGCTTATCCCATTGTTAAGGATAGCTTTCTTAAATTCATCAGTAAGCCCTACATTTTGCTTAGTAGCCATGTGTCACACTCCTTTAAGTTCAGAAGTTACCTCTTCCATCTTTCCATTCACCCAACCCATTACAAAATCGTAATTAGCATCAATTACAGCTTCGTCTACCGGACAAGGTATGTATAACGATACTTCAATCTTTACAGAATTGTAATCTCCCAGGTTTACAGTCCTGGAACACCTAACCCCCACATTTGCCATAACAGGGGCTTCTACCACCTTCCCCAATTTAACCTGACTTTTAGTTTCCCCACCATGACTATCAGTAATAGTCACATTACCCGCCACGGTAGACACTGGACCCTTTTTCTCTATCTTGATTGCCATGAGATCACCACTCCTTTTTAATACCTGCAACAATCTTATCCAATTCCTTCTTATACCCCAACTCATGGTAGTTAGTAGCCTGTCTGTACTCAAACAGAACCCGAACTAACTCAATCTGTTTTGCAGTATACCTACGATGCTTGCCATCTACAGAAGCACTGGGTATCAACCCTTGCCGCTCGTAAACCCTCAAGACCTCAACACTACAACCAATTCCACTAGCTAATTCACTAATTGACCATAGGGTTTTTTTAGGTTTAGGTTTAACTATATGAGCATGCCTCTTACGCCATAACCTAGCATACCCCCTCTGCTTATCACGGTACTCTTTATCCGTCTTGTACCTGACCTGCCGCTGTGAGTTAAACTCTTCTTTATTCGTCTCATACCATTGTGTGAAAGACCCCATCGTTTACCCCTGCTTTATTTCCGCCCCCAAAGAAGGGGACCGGTACTGTTTACATCGTGCTAGATAATACCCACGTAAAATATCCACTTTGCCATCTACAAAGTCAACAACAACAGGTTGTTTTTTACCTGCACACTCTCTCAATATACGCCCCACTGATTGCACTATGTTGGCTCTAGGTGTAGCCATGATTAACGTATCCCACTGAGGTACGTCCGTAGCCTCAGCACACATGGCAAAAGTAGCTAACACAATCCTCTTAGATTTAGACTCTAGCCTCTCTGACTCCTTCATACCCCCAACATAATAACCTATATCTTGGTCTGGTATGCCATCATCAATAAGCATTGACCGCAGTAAACCCAAATGCTTGTCTACCGCTAAATCGGACATTACAACTATATTCCTACCCTTATTGTAGGCCATAACAGCCCATTTGACAACTCGGGCATTTCTTTCATGGTCCTTTGCCATGTTGCTAATTAAAGCCCCCAACTTACCAGGGGTGTACCACACTCTTTTCGATGGTTTCCAATTTGTTACCAGGGGAATAACTTTGGGCCTCTCCTTAATCAAGTCTCCCGTTACCTGGACCTTACCGATATGGGCTTCAACTAAAAACTCTGCACCATCGGATCGAGTAGGGGTAGCCGTTAACCCTAATCTATACCTAGCATAAAACAGCCCCGCTACCGTGCTAAAAGTAGGAGCAGCCATACGATGAACTTCATCAAATATTACTAATCCAAACGCCTCTCTCATAGCTAAAGGATACTTACCGGACTCAGCCAGGGAATGAACCATGCCTATAACAAAATCCCTACCATACTGACACTTCTTTTGTTGAATGATACCTATTTGGTCATCCTTGAGCCCCAAAAACTTCTTTGCATCCCGTTCCCATTGCTCTAACAAATCCTCCTTGGTTACCACTATCAAAGTTTTAAGCCCCAACTTTGCTGCTATCTGTAGCCCACACCATGTTTTGCCAAAACCTGTACTCGCCCTAAGCACATGGTTAACCCCCGACAAAAGCAAGTCAGAGGATTCTTGTACTAATCGTTTTTGAGTACTATTCCTAGCAGGAAATTTCTTGCTAACGCTATAAGAAATTCTCGGATTAACCCTGTAATCTTTGTGATAGCGAGGAATCATGTTAATAGGAACCAATACTTGATCCTCGGACCCCGTATCTTCATACAGACTAATAGGATTGTCGTACCGATCTTTAAGTACCATGCTGGCACGATAGGATAGGGGGCAGTCTATCAAAGCCATGCCCGCTATCCAGTGCGCTTTCACATCTACCTTCAATGTAGAAGGATTAAATAGCATCAATATGCGCCATGTTCATTGCAACGGGAAGTACCTCTGTTTTATCAGGTAAAGACCCAATAGTTATAGCCTTTTTAAGAGGCTTCTCTTCCTTCTTGTACTTAGCTTCTAACTCTATCAAAAGATCGATAAAGTGCTTAGCCTTTTCTAGATCCTGTATACCCCCCTTACTTCTCCACCGAGAAACGTACTTAATTATTGTGCCCTCAATGTAGGGAATGTTGTTTACGTAATTAAACTCTACAGGTTGTATAGGCATACTTTTGTAATGGTCCCCACCTACCTGTACATCTAAAGGGTTTTTATCGGTCATAGGTCTTTCCCATCATCTGCATCACCACCATCAACGTTATCCTGTAATGCACTCTCCCCACCGATACCCCCACCAAACCCCAAAGCTTTCAACTCCGAAGCGGTGTAGTACCTAATCTCAGTGGAGTAATCAATCGGGGTATACAGGGTAATGACTTTCCCGGTTTGAGCATCCTTACGGACAAATGCAGTTTTAGAAGTCTTGGGGTCCCTACGTTCAACAAAGTCAAACACATCCCCAACATTAGGAGCTTGCTCGCCTTGTCTGGATACATCAAATGTACAGTTAACCAAACCCCCACGCTTAGACGCCAACTGCTGTAGGATTTTAAGAGTACCCAACTTCGCAACAAACAGCTTACGGGTATAAGGATACTTTGCCTTTTTGCCGATAACCTCTCTGTGGTCAATTACGGTAAGCAACCCCACAATCGATGGATTGTTCCCGGCTACACACAAAGGACAAGATTCATTTTCAGCTACACAGGGATACATGTTCCCCCACTTACCATTCAACTGAATATGATGCTCACGGTACGTGAGAATATCCAATAGCCCCTTGGGGGTCAAAGTACCATCAATAAAAGTAATACGTGCTTCCTCTCCTTTGTTCAACCAGAACCTAAAAGACTTGTTCTTTAGATCTTTAATCCTACTCTCTTCTTCTGCCATCATTTGGGCTGAAGCGTCTCCCCTTTTCATCCAACTCTTGGACACTTTAGGGGCAGGGCTTGACGCAACTGAGGGAGCAGACTTATGTATAGTTAATGCCATGTTTAGTCTCCTTGGACTTAAATGCCCCTATCATTAGGGGTACGAAATGCTACTAAAACCACAATCCTTAGTCAAGCTAAAAATGGAGCTAAGGCAACCTCTATTTGCTTCTTGGTCATAGACCCAGGATCTTTAACCCCTTCTGGGTAGGGAACCATGGTACAAGCACAAGATACCTTAAGCTTGACGTAATTTGCGGCATGCTTACCCGCATCATCATTATCAAACCATAGGAACAACTTTACCGCTGCATCCAACCTACGTACTTTGTTATTGCTAATGGATGCCCCCAACGCACAAAGCACATTAGGGTACACCTGACTTACAACCGCATAGTCAAATGGACCTTCAACTACAGCAATGGGCTGTAACCAATCAATCGCATGTTCCCCTAGCCATGTATTAGCGGTATTTGTTACCCCACCATACTTGTAATCATAATATCTTAAGGACCCCTCTGTAATCTCTACAGCACGCCCACGCATACCAACAAGCTCCCCGGTATGAAATCTGACCGGGAAACATACCAAATCCTTACCATGGTCATACCGCATATCTAGCTTGTTGATGGTAGCTTTGGTTAGGCCCCGACTCCGCAAATACATTACAGCACGCGGGATATCGATAGCCTTAGAAAACAAGCTCAAGTACTGCTCGGGCCAAAACTTAACGGTAATCTCGTTAAGGTACATGGGCTCTTTCCACTCAGACGGCTCATACAAAAGACTATCATCATCCTCTAAGCAATTAATTGCACGAGCAAGGTCTACATTATTGGGGAGTTTTGCATGGTTATGCATTAACTCTGCTACTAATGAATCGATGGTCTTACCTCTGGCCCCACAAGCATAACAATGGTACCCATGGGGAGCCTTTAACACTATCCCAAAAGAAGGGTGTGTATCTCGACCGGATGCATGTTGATACGGGGCAAAGGGGCAACTCCCCTTTACCCACTCCCCACCAACACTAATCCCAGTACTCCCTACAGCTTGTAGAAAGTTAGTGATGGTTTCTATTTTCATGCATCGCCAAAAGTAACTCTACGTGTACCAGTACGATCTTCCGAAACCACCTTAGCAAGCTCTTCAGGAACTAGGTATTTTTCAAGATCCTTAAGGGTTACCTTAGCAATTTCTTGGAATACCTTGGTCCCAAGAATTTCAATCACCTTGTCATTGCTTACGATGGTACGTTCCAAAGGGCACTCAGAAAGCACCAATTTATGGTCAGTCCCGACAAAGGTAACAGGAACTGTTGGGTCAGAATCCTCTGTAAGGCCCCTAAAATCGCTCAGGATCGATTTGTACTCCTTATCTACTGCCTTAGCAGCATCTAACTCTTGCTTGAGCTTGTAGGCCCTCTCAACGCGGGCTTGCAATACCACAGATTGATCTGTCTTAGGCTTGCTCTTGGTACCTGACTTCAATTTTACAGTAACTGACATGTTCCACTCCTTTAGAAAATTTGGAGCAGGTTGCGAGAGTCGAACTCGCTTTGCCAGCTTGGAAGGCTGTTACTCTCCACAGAGAAACCTGCGTAAAACTTATAATACCACAAACTTAGAAATTGTCAAGTGAACTTCAAGCTCTCTAACAACACTCCTTGATCCGGCATTTCTGAAAAGTCCATCTTGTTAAAATCCCACCATATCTGGAACTCACCTGTCTCCCCATTACGCCCTTTTAACACTGTCACTTTACGGGATTGCACTGTCTCTATCGAATCCCTATCAAACAGCCCAAGTACAATGCTCGATATCTGACCCACAGTATCGCTATGGGCAATGTCCTCAAGTTTTGCCTCTTCCTTATCCTTGTCCTTAGACTTGTTCATTTTCTTTTGCCCTTCCCGATTAAACTGGTAGGACAGTAGGACTGGAATATTGTATTGACTGCTTAGGGTCTTCAATTCCTCTAAGTTTACATCTACACGCTGAAACTTGTTTAGCCGCCTATCAGCATGCTTCAACAGGTAGGCCGCATCAATAATCAATACGTGGGGAGACAACTGGTAAACGAAAGAGAAGATCTGCTCTACAGTGGCATTCAAATTACCATCAAGTAACCATAACCTACCATCGTTGGACTGTAACTCTAGTAGGGATTGCTCAATCTTTGCTTTCTCTGTGCTACTTAGGTCCCCAATTTTTACGTGCCCTGCATGTACATGGGAATGTACTGCTGTAATTCTATCGGCTAACTCAGGTAGCTTAACCTCCATGGATACCAGTAGCACCCTACGATTCTGCTCCTGCATGATCCGGTCAGCCATGTGGAGTAATGAGTAAGTCTTACCCATCCCCGGTCTACCAATGATGCTGAGGATATCCCCGCCCTTTAATCCCCCACCCGCATCAACCTTAGACCAACCTGTGTAGACCGCCCCTGAACCATCATCAGATAACTTTTCTAACAGGCTACTACTGAAGTGGTCTAAACCATCAGCAGAAAAATCCAATAACGCATTACGGTTCTTGATACGTTTAATGTCGGACAGGGTTTCACTTAGAACATTTGTTGCTGTCCAAACATCTTGCTCTTTGAGCAACCCATTGCACTCAGACAATGCTGAGTTAAGCCGCCTGTGTGAGTACCTCTCCTCCACCTGATCCAAATAGTACTTTGGAGGCTCTGGAGCTTTCACCAAAGGACCAAAAGAACTAGTTACTGTACTGGCATCTGGGAGGGTGTGGTAATTTAATACATGCTTCTGTATCAACTTATACAAGGCTAGCTCTTCACCAAAAAAGAACCTCTCATCCAAGCTCAAAGAGTAATAGGACGAAAGGTCCTTGGCCTCTAGTACAGAGGCTAGCAAAGATAATCCGACTGTCATTTGTCTGCTTCTTTTTTATTCTCAAACCCAGACCAATGAGCCTTAAGAAGGGTGTACATTTCAGACCCATACACTGATTTAAGCACCTTGAAATTCTCAGTGTACAAAACACTGATCTTCCTTGCCATGTACCGTCCCAAAATAATGCTGTACAAAGTCTGTATTTGCCATGCTGGTAAAGGGGACCCAGTAGTAGCAAACAGTGTATGAAAGTCAGGCACTAGTAAAACTGTAGGCTCAAGCGCATTGTCACCATCAGTAACCTCTTTGATGGTAAGCATACGTGCATCAATGTAGTTACGCAAGAAAGCCGCAGTGATAACAGACATCCTATCTACAATGGCTCCAAACCCATTCCCAATGTAAATAAAACCCCCACTACCATCAGCCAAATGTTG